ATAAGGAAATTGTTTATTAAAAGGAAAGATATTGCATTTATAGATGGCGACCAAGATTTAGATTTAAACATTTTTGTATATAAGAAATACTTATTAAACACTAGAACTATTTTTATCAGACAACAAGACAAAAAAGCTAATCCACCTAGAAAATTAAAAAGTTTACATAAATTAGAGACATTATATCTTAATAATTTCTCAAAAAAGAAGGAAATTGTTGATAAGTGTATTGCTATCTATATCCATAAAGTATTAACAGAAGGGTATAATAATATTACAGTAGTATCATCTGATTATGATTTTATTGATATTTTTAGACTTATTATTACCTTAGAAACCTTACCCACCCATATAAAATTCCGCCTAATTATCCCGAATCCTATTGGCAAAACCGCATCATTACCAGACAAATACTATAACATTGAAGTAGTTAAAATTCACTAAAAACTCTTGCATTATTCCTAGAGCAGTTGTATAATATTACCTAGAACAATGTGAGTGAGATTTATATGATGACTTCTAAAGATTTGTATATGGGTATGGTTATAATGACTGGAGTAGTATCCGGTTCATTTGTAGCTTTATATGATCTAAACAAAGCTGATATGATGGAAACAGCTTCTTATCAAATTAGTCTGATTACTGATTTGTTTAAGAGATCTCCAGAAAAAACTCCTGAGACTGTTACTGCATCATTGCCTGAAAGATCTATTCCTCCTACTATACCCGAAGATAAGGTTAGTAAAGTTGTAAAACCAGAATATAATTTCACACAATATCCTGCCCCGACTTATACTAAATTTACTGCCATTAAGAAATTGGGTAAGGTTTCTGCTAATTTTGGTGGTAAATATTACATTAAAGGCTTTGATTGTACTCGAAATGGTTGTTCTAGTTATATGTTGTATGATTTAGAATTTGGTAGAGAATTAGGTCCAATGAATGTCGAAGATTCTAATAACAAATATAAGAAAGACATTAAAGCCATTAAACTGTTTTTTCAGAAGGATAGTACTCTATTAGTTATGCGGTTATTTACTGCTATTGAGTGTAAAGAACAACAATTTGAGATGAAAGACAATACCTTTATTCGTGTGGATACTAATTTGTCTATGGATTGTGAGTCATAAATACTTTTTATTGGACAACTGATAAGGAGTGAAGTATAATGGCTTTAACATTAAGAGAGAGAAATGTAATGTATCATACCGAGACTGATATTGAGGAACAGTTACGCAAAGGCAATGTAACTGTAACATTTAGGAAAAAAGATGGTACAGAAAGGGTTATGAATTGTACTACTAATTTTGATACAATTCCTAGTGAAAAACATCCGAAAGGTACTGGCAACAATTTATCAAAAGAGGTGTGTAGATGTTTTGATACTGATATAAATGAATGGCGCAGTTTTAGGTGGGATTCCGTAATATCCTTTGAATTTTAATTGAGGTATATAATGTTATCAAATCCAGAAGATAGAAAATCGTTACGAGATGCAGTTAATGAAATCAGTAACGCTTATACGAGAACAGAAGCAGAACGAGATTTAGTAAAAGATATTGTAGCAACTATTTCTAAAAAGTTGGATATTCCTCCACGCACTATTAGGAAAATTGCTAGAATTTATCATTCCCAAAGTTTCAATGAAGAACAACAATCTTTTGAAGAACTTGAATCTCTTTATTCCGAAATGACGAACGTATAATATCATGACTACCATACCAAGAAAATTTAATACCGCAAAAAATCTAGCTATTATTGCCGGATCTTCCCCTAATGAACCTATTGTAACGGAGAACAATTATAACGAAGATATTAGTGCGGCATTAAATTGGTATGGTAATCATGATATCAACAAAATACGAAAATATGCCATTCAGTATACAACTATTACTGAACGAGAAGAATGTTTATACGCACTAGAAAAAGCTACTGATGCCGAAATTAAATATATTGGTACACTAGGTAGATTATTGCTTAGAAATCAATATGTATCGGAAAATCATATTCAACTTACTATAGATTCATTAAACAATCTTTACAATAAATATCAGAAACCCGTAACAGTAAAAGAAAAAGTTGTTGCCGAACCTATTGACAAAAGTAAAGAAATTGTTAATAAATATGGGGCTGAAATTGATAGTGAGATTGATTATTTCATTGTTAATAAGAATTCCACTTTTTCTACTAAAGCTTTTCTAGAACAAAACAATATTAATTCTATCATTGCTAAAAAGATTGGGGCATTATATACAGGCACATTAGTAGAGTTAGAATTGTGCGATACTGATGCAGAATTACGCAGTGGATATTCTAATTTCTCTAATATACAGTTAAAAAAATTTAGGGAATTTATTAGGGGTATTATTAATAATTGCAATCAACATTCAGAATCAACAAAAGTCAAGAGAACAGTACGAGTAGTAAAACCCAAATCACCCGTTGTAATTACTGCTAAAGTTCAATATTTAAGAGAATTTCCTGAATTAGAGTTAAAATCTATTCCAGTAGTTAAACTTGTAGATACCACTGAAGTATGGACATATAACACAGTAAGTAGAAAAATTACTGTATATTATGGTGCAGATGGGGGTAATATGACGGTAAAAGGTACAACATTAATTAACTATGATATTTTGAAATCTGTTACTAAAACATTGCGCAAGCCCGAAGAATCATTTAAAGCACTTCTTAACTATAACAAAAGAACGCTCAATAATTGGTTCAAGAGTATTACTACGAAATCTATTGTAGTATCAACGGGTAGATTGAATGCTGACAGTATTATCATAGCCGCATTTTAAGGAGAACTAAAATTTTACTCATAGACTTCAATCAAGTGGCATTATCTAGTATTTTCGATATGCCTACAGAACTTAATCAACTTAAAGACGATGAAGAAGGTACATTGCGTCTTATTCGTCATGTTGTATTAAATGTGCTCAGACTCTATAACAAAAATTATGGGGGTAAGTATGGGGAAATCGTAATAGCCTGTGATTCTAAAAATTATTGGCGAAGAGATATTTTTCCATTCTATAAGGCAGCTAGAGCAAAAGAACGAGAAGATTCTGATTATAATTGGAAACATATATTCAATGGACTTAATAACCTCAAATCAGAATTAATGGTTTACTTTCCGTATAAAGTAATAGAAATTGAAAAGGTAGAAGCAGACGATATTATAGCAGTATTAGCCAAACATTCTCAAGAACCTGTATTAATTGCGTCTAATGATCATGATTTTCAACAATTATATAAGTATCCACACGTTAGACAAGTTTTACATTCTAACAAAAAGATTGTAACTATTGATGATCCTAATCGAGTATTATTAGAGCATATTATTCGTGGTGATAGAAAAGATGGTGTTCCTGGTATTTTAGGCGATGATGATGTCTTTGTAAATATCAGCAAACGTCAGGGCAGATTAACAGCAAAAAAAATGGATAAATACTTATCATTAGGATATGATGCTTGTGAAAATGATTATCAAAGAGAGAATTGGAAACGCAATCAACAATTGGTAGATTTTGATTTTATACCAAAAGAAATAGAAGATAATATTATTGATAAATATAATACAGCAATAACACAAACTAATCGAGGAATTATTATGGATTATTTAGTTAAATATCGTTGTAATTTATTAATCGAGAATTTAGACGATTTTTGATATGTTACCCTTATTAGCGCCAATATTAACTGTAAAAAACTTGAGTATTATTCTAGCTGCTATACTATTAGCCGGTACTATTTATGTAAAAGGTCGGTATGATGGTGCTAATAAAGTGATGCTAGAATATGCTGAAGAAAAACTTGCCTGGGAAAAGAAGATTAATGAAACTCAGGAAAAGTTAAACGCATCAATAGAAGATACCATTAAAACATATATTAAAGATACCGTACAAACAAAAGAAGTTATTAAATATGTAAAAAGTAAACCTACTGTTGTTACTAAATATATACCAGATGATAGATGTGAAATACCCAATTCATTTGTTGATTTACATAATAAAGCAGTAGATAATAAATCACTAGGGGAATTAACGGATACCAATGCTACTGGAACATCTAATAGGAAATTGACCGATGTTGCTGCTACTATTACGTTAAATTATTATCAATATAACGAAATGAAATCTAAGTTAGAAGCATTGCAAAATATCGTTAAAACATATAAAAAACAACAAACTAATCTAATAGGTATTGGTAGTGAATAAATATATATTTGTGTTTTGTTTATTATTATTGTCTGGGTGTAGTACTAATATGGTTACACATTCAGAACAACTTATGTTAAATGTTCCCGATGAATTACTAGAACCACCTCAACCATTAATAAAATTATAGAGAGATAATTATGACAAAATATATTACTGAAGTGTTAAAAGAATTAAATGACAACGTATCATTATTGAATACTACTTATAAAAGAACGAATAACAATAGCGTATTAGGTATGTTATTTGAATATGCTTATATGCCAGAAAATAAATTTGTTTTACCGGCAGGAACTCCACCATTTAAACCGCATACATCTCCATTAGGTATGACTCCTGCAATTTTTATTCAAGAAATTCGTAAGTTTGATATTTTTACTCGCAAAGATTTAACCAATTTTAAGCGAGAAATGTTATTTGTACAATTACTAGAAAATCTTCATCCACAAGAAGCGAAAATTCTCTTAGCAATTAAAGATCAAACATTAAATGAATTATATCCCAATTTAACTTATGATGTATTAGCAAAAGCCGGATATCTTCCACCTAGAGTAGTTCCTATTACACCTGAAGTTGCCCCTGAAATTGTGACCAAAGTTACACCAAAACCTACACCAAAACCTAGGGCAAAAAAAGTAGTAGCACCCAAAGAAGAACCAAGTCAAGAGAATTTATCTGTATTAGAGGCATAGATGAAATATTTATTATGTGATCGTGAACTTGATATGTATATGGACAATGCACTTAGATATGCGAAAATGTCTAGGTGCGAACGTCTTAAAGTTGGAGCAGTTATTGTTAAAAATAATAATATCATCTCTTTTTCTTGGAATGGTACGGTAGCAGGAGATGATAATTGTTGTGAAGATGTTATATATGATGTTAATGGCAATCCTATATTAGTCACAAAACCTAGTGTTATTCATGCCGAAGAAAATGCTATCATAAAATTAGCACGGTGTAGTCATTCAGGAAAAAATAGTATCTTAATTTGTACTCATGCCCCTTGTAATGTGTGTGCTAGAATGATATACTCTACAGGTATTAGAACTGTATATTATAAAGATGTCTATAAAAATACGGCTGGCATAGATTATTTAATACAACATAATGTAAATATTTTAAAATATAACAATGGTGCGCAATGAAAATTAATTGGAAATATCCCCAAACTGATTATAATGGTTTGAGGACTTGGTATGGGATATTGTGGACAATTCCTTGGTATATTTTATTTAGAATTGCTGCTGGATTAGTGTGGTTCTCAATATTTATGGCAGATGGTCCAGATGCTGCTACAGAAATATATGAAAGATTATTATGATATACGAAGATGAAAAGCAAGATATTCCCCAAAAAGAGTAATCTGGTAGCAAAACATCTGTGGAAATTTAATGTTCCAAAGGTATACCGAGATAAAACTAAATATAAACGAGAAAGAAAACATAAAGGAGAAAAACATGAATAGATTTATGATTATTTTAGCATTGGTATTGGGTATGGTTGGATGTGCCTCTCAAAGCGATCTAGAGGCTCTACGCAACGATGTAACCGAGAACCACGCCTTAGCTATGGGGGCGCAACAGACAGCCTCAAATGCCGCTCAGTGTTGTCTAGCAAATCGTCAGGCAATGGATAAGATGTATAGCCGACTCATGACTAAATAATAATAATTAGATTATATTTCTATATTAACCGACTGTCAACGACCTGATGTCTAAAGAACATCAGGCTTGCCTAGCTCAAAAGGCTAGCGGGATCATGAACCTACTTGGTAACAAGATTAAGTTCATTTAGTCGTTGATAAGACCCCTGTTGCAAAACAGGAGCCGGTATCCATTGAGTTCGAAAGGACTCTAGTATCGTTAGGGTACATTCCCAGCCCTAAAGTACGAAGATGATGCCAAGGTCGAGGGAAGTTGGAGGCCATAAGGCCAAAACATTCAATCAATGGGATTATCTCCCGGAGTATCAGATGTTTCGATTACCAGTAAAATATCAAGGCATTCCATTGATGCCAATGAAATCCAGAAGGGTTTCTAAATTTGTAAAGATAAAATTAGGAAGAATCCGTTATGACGAAAAAGTAAAACTCCATTATCTCCAGTTATTAAAACAACCGAGTGGTTTAGAAACACAAGATATTACAATGGGATTAGATCCAGGGTCTAGTTTTGATGGAATTTCAGTAGTGTCCAGCGATACCCACCATTGCAATATCGAGTTGATCCAGCGTCCAAAGAAAGGTAAAACCGCCATCAAGTTCTTTAAGTTTAGGCAAGCCACAAATCGACGGATTAGAAGATCGAGATTGCGCCATCGGAAAATTAGATTTGATAATAGAACTAAATTAAGTTTAACGCCGACTATTAAAGCTAATGTTGATTTTAGGAAGTGGATTATTACTAAACTGGCTACTATATTCCCGATCACTAAACTGGTAGTGGAAGATGTTAGATTTAATCATGCTAAAAGTACTAAAGGTAGAGCATTTTCTCTAGTAGAACAAGGTAAAACTGAATTATATTCTTGGATTAAAAAACAAGAATTCCAACTAGAACTTTACGACGGCTTCAATACCAAGAAGTTACGATTGAATTCATTTAGTGGTGATCCGAAAAGTGCTGATAAAGGTTCCAGATCATTTGAAGCTCATTGTATTGATAGTTTCGTTCTAGCTTGCAACAAAGGGTTTAAGATTGATAATGAAACTGGCGAACTATTTCTAGATCAACCAATAATTACTAATGATCTGGTTGTTAGAGAATCAGTAATTTTTATTGAAAAGAAGGTTAAAATTAGACGCTGTTTAACTAGAATTAGAAAACAATATAATGACAAATCTAAATACTACAAACTAGCCAAAGGTGGAGTTAAGGAATTTTACTCGAACACTTCTAGTCATCGGAACCTTTGTCGTGTCAAGCCGAACAGAGAACATTCCAATCATCCAAAATATTGGGATTATATTGACAACGGATTTGCAGAGAGGTATAAATACAATACCGCTCCTTATGGTGGCACTATATTTAACGGAGTAAAGAAATTTCTAGTTGATGGGACGTGGTTAAACCGGGTCATTAGTTAAAGAGCATCCATTCATCCTGACGTCTGAAGAACATCAGGTTTTCTGGATGAAGAGGGATAACAGGTCGGTTTTTTTTATTAAATAAATAATGTAATAAACAATTTAATAATTAAGAAGGCAAAAAATGATTAGATTCAATCAATTTATCAAGACATGGCAAATTCGGTTCTAACAGTATACTACACGATATTATCTTCAATTCTCCCCATAAATTAACAAAACAACATAAAGACAAATTAAATAAATATAACTACCCATACTTCGACTAAGATATAACAATGATTAGATTTAAAGAATTTTTATTAGAATATCTTACACCACTTCAATCTAAACGATTAAAGGATCAGGTTAGAAAAGCATATCCAGAACACGAACAGTATATGACTCCTAAAGCAAGACAAGATACTGATCATTTTTTTGGAAAAGGTAAAGATACTTTACCAGTTGTTTTTATGAGTGCAGGAGGTCCACCCAACAGTAAATTAATTAATTCTGAACATAAAGATAAATTACCTGCTGTTTATATGAATGCTGGTGGTCCTCCTGAAAATCAGAATATTACTGAATCAACTAAAAATTATCCTATTCGATTAGAAACATTGGATGAAACATTAACTGATCCTCTTGTTGATAATAAAGGTGCAGGTGATGTAAACAATCATCATTCAAAATTAATTAATCCACCCTCTGTTGTTATATCTAAATTACGACATACTTATTCGAATTTAACAGATGCTCATGTCGAAACATATAAAACTTTAGCAAAAAATACCAATAATAATGATCCAGATTATAAAGAAGAAGTGCCAAAATATACATCAGGTAGTAGAGATATAAACGAATTTTTATTTAGAATACACACAAAAAATAAATCAAAACCATTAATACCACAAGCAGAATTTGATACAAGAGTAAAAAAAATAGATAAATTAATAAATAGTCATAAGACCCATGATGATATGTTTGTTTATACAGGACCACACTTTCATCCTAGAGATTATGCCGGAAAAACTGTTGAAGCACCAGCATATACTTCGACTTCATTGACACCTCATGTTGCTAAAGATTTTGGTATAGGTCGTCATATATTACGGATTCATTTACCTAAAGGTCATCCACATTTATTCATGGACCCAGAAAGTCAATATCAAGGTCAAGCTGAAGTTATATTACCTAGAGGAATAAAATTAAAAATAGCATCAAAACCATCCCATATAATAACAGGATTTTTTAATAATCATTTCTATAATTATAATAACAACGATGAAACAGATTATCATTTTTGGGATGCTCATATCGTAAACAATAAGGAATAAAAATATGATAAAAAGATTTAAAGAATTTTTAATAGAATACTTATTGCTGGAAGATAGAATTTCTTTTTTACAGAAACACTTTGCTGGTAAATTAGATTCCAGCCATGATATGCTTTCTACACATAATTCTTCCGATGATATTATTAATCATTTTGCTACTCACGCCGATCCCACTAAAAATAAAAGTTATACCCAGTGGATTCTAACTCAATACCAACAAAAAAATATTCGGCAAGAAGATCACCCTAGAATTAACGAAACACTAAAAAATTTCGATAGATATAAAAGTAAATTACCAGAAAAAGATATTAATAGATATAAAACTTTAGGGGATATTGATGCTGCTGTTGAACCACATATTAACACTCCAGTAACCAATAGAGAAAAATCAGCAGAAAAAATAGTTCAAGGTCGTGATCTAATTCATTCTTCTGATAATATGAAAGTCTATCATCTTAAAACTAAAGAAGCATCAAAAGAATGTTATGGCGGAGGTTCAGCAATAGGTAATACTGATTGGTGTACTGCTGCTAGAAGTGATAAAAATATGTTTGATTCATATAATAGTCGAGGTCCATTATATACATTTCACGTTAAAAATGATAAAGGAGGAACATCGCTTTATCAATTCTCTCCTGTTGCTCAACAATTTATGGATGCTAAAGATAAATCAGTTAGGATGGAAGATTTTTCTAAACAATATCCAGAAATTAAAAATATTCCCCATTTAATAGGAACCCATAGATCATTAGTACCAGATGCGCCTAAAAATGAACAAGAAAGGATGTCATTAAGTAATAATCTTGGTAAATTTATTGATAGTAACAACACTATATCGAGGGAGTATTTTAAACATGCTATGAACCATAACTATTTATCAAATAAAGTGATTAATAAGCTAATAGATAGCAATAATTATTCAGAATATAGATTCCCTCTAGAATACCCGCATATATTAAAGCAGGATCACGTTGATAAATATGTTAAAAAATGGAAAAATAATATCAACGGGAATGGTCTTTTTGTTGGGCTATATAATCACCCACTTTTTAACGAACATCATATTAATGAATTGCTTAATCATACAGCAAATAAAGATCCCGGTTTTTTATCTCCATTAATGTATTCCCCTAATTTTACATCTAATAATATGGATACGTTAGTGAATAATATTAGTAAACATTCTACTAGTAGAGAAAATTGGGATAGAATTAATAAATGGCACATTCAAGATATATCTGAACACCCGCTATTTACTCCTGAACATCGCAAACAATTATCCGCAAACCCCAACATCAAACTCTATGGTAAACATATATGATAAAAAGATTTAAAACATTCTTAAAAGAAGGCTTGTGGCCGGAACAAAAAGCAGGATTTGAAGACTACGCTAAAACATATCATGGTATTGATATTCATAACAATAGAACTGCAATTAATTTATCTAAGCATATTATTCCAGAAGGTACTGATTCTATTAAAATTCCTGCCACAAATGAATTAGTATCATCTATTCATAAGCATTTAACATCTAATGGTTATAGTGATGTAGATTATGCTAAAGGAACTGCTGCTAAGAAATTTATTGATAGAATGGGTAACGAAAAGTCTCAAGTAACAAGTATTCCCAAAGCATTGGGTATCACAAAAGCTCCACAAGATATGATAGACCGATATGCTAATGATGATAGGGAAACATCGGCAAAATTAGCAACCGATCATGATATAATAATCAGTAGGAATCCATATCATATAGCTGGATGTAGTACTAATCCTGATAATCCTAATATGTGGTCTAGTTGCGCATCATTAAATCAAGATGGCATCCCTAAAGATAAAGTTAATGCTGGAGGACATTTACCCTATGATATCAAACACGGTACTCATGTGGCTTATCTAGTACCAAAACAAGAAAAGAAACCTGGGGAATCTGATAAAGATCATCACGATAGACTTATTGATCAAGCAACAGCAAGAATATTATTAAAACCATTCCATTCAGACTATGAAGATCATGCCATATTATATCCAGAATCAAAAGTATATTCTAAAGCAAGAAATGAAGGTAAAGGTAATAAAGTAGCAGATGGATTTTCGGAAACTGTCCAATCATTCGCTAATAAACATTTCCCAATGGAAGAAAATGTGCCATATAATAAACATGACTCTTTATATGATGATGATAATATTGGTACTATTTCTAAACTTAATATTAATAAACCTATTCACGCCCATATAGATCATGATACCTATGGAACTTTATTACGAAATCAGACAATTGATCCCGCCGATATTACTCATTTTTTGGACAATGGACATAATATTCAACCACACGATCCTTATTATAGTATTCTCCACCATTTACCAGATAATAAAGGTTTTAATAAATCTCATATCGACCAGTATATTAATAATGGTTTAACAGATAAAGTTGGAATACATGGTATACTTAATCATAGACATTTTACCCAACAACATTATAATACTCTGGTAGATAATGCTATATCTTCACCATCAAAACTTAACTCACTATTAAAAACGTCTTTATATGGTAGTAAAATATCTCTATCACCACAACATATGACTAAAATTACAAATATGTTGACCAGTACAGATGCTAGTAAATTATCACCAACTGATTTTGACAATCATATTGGTACATTGTCTTCATTAGTTCGTGTTCATAAATTACCCTATGAACACGTTAAGCGTATAATAGATAATGGTCAAAATCACCACATTATGAGTTTAGTAGGATATAATTGGAAAAATCATCCAGATAAAGATAAAATTCTAAATGACTTAACAAAAATTAATGATAAAGCGGCAATTACTCGTTTAACCGATAATAATGAGGATTTATCAGAACAACATATTGATAATCTTTTACAATCTCCTCATCTTACCGGGAATGCTCTGGAATATATGACGGCAAATAATATCATAAAAGGCCACCATATGCACCAAATATTAGATAGATTAGCGACAACAAATGATCATCCTACACTTCCTATAGTGCGGAATTTAGTGATACAACACACATTTAAACCATCACATTTCAATAAAATATTAAATAAAATAAATTTTGTTAATAAAGACAATAAAGACCGCATTATTGATTCTATTCTCTATAGCCATAAATTTACTAGTAACGAACTCACTAAACTTATACCAAAAATTCCTGATCGTAATAAAGAAGCATTAATTCAACATCAATCTAAAAACTTCTATCCAGAACACATTGATACATTATTTGCCGATCCTGCTGTCCAAAATAGCACTAAATTATTAACCCATTTATCAAAACTTACTGATAATCCCAAACATTATTCTACATTATTAAACCGTAATTATGATGCTCTGGATACTCAAGTAGCAAGAAAAACCAATCTATTACCAGAACATGTTAATACTTTATTTAATAAAGATAATCCAGTAATTAGGTCTTCATTATCATTAAATGGCTTTTTAAGTAAAGAACAACACCAACAAATGTTACACGATCCTACGTTAGATGATACAATGCGAAACGGTATGTTAAGAGTATTAGCCCAAAGTAAAAATGTGCATCCAGATATTATTAGTGGTATATTAGATAAGAGTAAAACAGATATAGACCCAGATAATATACACAGGCACTTATTAGATAATCGTCATATCACCTTAAATAAAGATCATTTAAACGATTTAAGTCGTGGTTATATTAATAATGATAATTTACAAAAAGTAGCAGAACACCCCAATATTTCATCTGATACAATAGACCATATCACTAATAACATTATATTTAATAAGTGGGATACTAAGAGCAAACCACATCTTATTCATAATTTAATTAATAATCCTAATACTTCCCCAGAACAAATAGCAAAACTTAAATCCCATAAAGAATTTATTCATTGGTAAACAAATATGATTAAAAGATTCAAAACATTTTTAAAAGAAGAATTAACACTACCACAAAAACATGGATTTCGTTTATATGCCAAAACGAAAGGTGTGGATATTCATGATAATAGTGCCGCAATTAATTTATCTAAGCATATTATTCCAGAAGGTACTGATTCTATTAAAATTCCTGCTATGAATTCTATATTATCCGATGTACATGAGCATATTATAAAAAGTGGTTTTCATGGAATGGATTATGCTAGAGGAGTAGCATATAAAGAATTTACTGATAAAATGGGTAAAAAGAAGCGACAAGAAACTAATATTGGTAAAATACTAAATACTGCTCCCCAAGATTTAAAGAATAGATATGATAATGATAATCGCCCAGAAACAGCAAAATTATTAGACCATGATGTTATAATTAGTCGAAATCCTTATCATATAGCAGGTTGTAGTACTAATCCTGATAATCCTAATATCTGGGGTAGTTGTGCATCATTAGACAAACATGGTCAACCTGAATCTCCGAGATTTGCTGGCGGACATTTACCCTATGATATCAGATATGGTACTCATGTGGCTTATCTAGTACCTAAAAATGATCAATTATCTCATGACAAACTTATTGATCAAGCAACAGCAAGAATACTATTAAAACCATTTCATTCAGAAGATGGTTCACACACTATATTATCACCAGAATCAAAATCATACTCTGCTTCTGAAAAAGTTCCTGATGGCTTTTCGGAAACAGTTCGCAATTTTACTGATGAACATTTTCCTATAAAACCAGATACTATATATAATAAAAATGAATCACTATATAATGATGATGGTATTACTACGCTTGCTAAACTAAATCTCAAAAAACCTATACCATCCAGCTATAGGTATGATATAGAAAAACTAATAAAAACCCAAAAACTTGATCCAAATGATATTACTGACTTTTTACATAATGGTCATAGTGTTCATGACAAATATACCCATTCTGATATACTGTCTGCTTTACCATTTAATAGAGGATTTAATGGATCTCATATTGATCATTATATTAACAACAATTTAATCACCGAAATAGATACACCTAGAACTATTTTAAACCACCCTAAATTTACCCCACAACATTTTGATAAATATTTTAATAATTCTTTAGATCATTTAGGTCCATTAAATCAATTAATATATGCAACTGATGAAAAGAAAATTAAACCGCATCATATTGATAAGATTGTTAATAAATTAGCTACTAACCCACTTAATGATTTCGATGATAACTTTGGACACCAAAATGAATTAATTGATAATTTATTAAACACGAAAAAATTAACGGGAAATCATATTAAACAATTAGTTAATACTGGTGACAAAGGTATATTACACGCATTATCATACCATAATTGGTCAAAACATCCAGAAGGTAACGATGTGCTTAATTCATTAACGTCTTCCAAACAAGGTAATACACTTTTTAATGTACTTCAGTATAATACTAAATTAGAACCACATCATATAGATAATATATTAAACTCTGATAATCAATCATTAGGTGAAAATACTTATTATCTGACACAAAATCATCCATTAAATAGTAATCATATTGATAAAGTATTAAATTATGTTCATAAAAATCCATCAGATCAATGGAATGGAAAAATAATATCACAAACTGGATCAAATAAAGATTTCAATATTAATCATTTTCATAGAATATTGGATAAGATGGATTTTACGGGTAAGGATAATGCAGTAGAAAAAATACTCTATAATAAAGATTTTACAGCGAATGAAACTGCGGGACTATTACCTAAATTATCCCATAGTCAAAAAGCAACATTAGCCGTTAATCCATCATTATCTGAACAACATATTACCCATCTATTAAATGATCCAGAAATATTTAAGGACAATCAGTTATTATCTAGGTTAATATCTAATAATAGATTATCCGATAATCATATAGATAAATTATTGAGAAAAAACAATGATACGCTTAATTATGCAATATCTAGTAAAAGTAAATTACCACAAAAACATATTGATCATCTATTTAATCAAAAAAATATAAACATTAATTTTAATTTAGCAAGAGCGGGGCATTTAAATAGAGAACAACAACTCGCTATATTACAAGATAAAACATTACATAATCCTAATGAAGCACCACCAGCATTAGGATTAGTAGCAACACCAAATTTACACCCTGATACTGTTGACGCTATAATAAATGATACAAGTACTGGAAATACACATTCAACAATAAAATCTAGTATCTATAATGGATTACTATATAATAATGATACTGCTTTACAATCGCATCATTTACATACTATTGCTACAGATCCAGATACAGATCATAAGACTATTGCAAGTATAGCAAAACACCCAAAAATATCATCACACACTATAGACCATATAATAAATAAAGCATTAAATTATCCGACTTATACTGATAAATCATCAGTTTTATTAAATATATTAAAACGAAATGATTTAGATATAAATCAATATAGAAAAATTACTGATAATTTTTAATATGATCTCTTAAATAATTCTATACTAATATCTAATAGTTATGTAGTACTGATATAATTAAACACTTATTACTAATATCTAATAGTTATGCAGTACTGAATGTCGTATAGAATATTCAATAGTTATGCAGTACTGAATGTCGTATAGAATGTTTTTACAGGATGTTTTACAGAATGTTTTACAGGCGGGGGAAATATAGATAATTTATACAATATAAAGAATATATAATTCCATAAACAGGGCAACAGTGAAATAGTACTCTCATTCCAATACCCTGTCAAGCAAAACTTTTTTATACCCCTATAAAAATAACTTATAATGATATCTCTTGACTAATCTCCTAAATTGGCCTATACTTAAGACTCTAATCAATGTAAGAGGACTGTGAAAATGAAACCTATGTCTCGAAAAGAATATATTGCTTCCCTTAATAAAGATGGTTGGACATTATCTAGGAAGAATGGGAAACACGATATCTATACCCATCCGTTAGCTCCCACTCATATTGCTGTTACACATTCTACTGTCGTTAGTGCTGGAGTAATTAGACAAACTACTCCCAGAATTGAGGCAGTTCGTATGGCAATTGCAAAAACCAATAATAAATACTAATTTTACGGGAGAAAGTTTTATGTTTAACGATGAAGCAATTAATCTCTTATTAAATGTTAAAAAACAATTAAGTGAATTAGCTAAAGAGGCAGAAATAAACAATAAAAATACTACAGAATTATTAGATGCTATTATTAAAGAATATAGCGTCACACCTAATGATATCAAAAAAGAGAAAAACTTATACCACAATTAAGGAGAAATATCATGAATTATACTACTGCTGTTGTACAATTTATTACTCCATCTGGGCAAACACATGATCGAGTTATGTGTGTAGAAAATAATGGTCATTTTATTGTTGATAAAATAGAACACGAATTAATTTCAGAAAAATATAATGGTGATAATGCTGATTTTTCTTTTGGCGATAGTGTTAGAATATGTGTTAATGGTATAAAAACTCCTTGGTATAAAATAACTAATTTTGGATTTGCAAAGGTATAAAAAATGAAATTTCATAATGAACGGGCGATTGCTACAGAAGATCAAGTATATGTTTTTAGTTCTGCTTTATCGGGTAATCATGAATTATATCATACCGCTAAACAAGCAGTATTAAAATATGGTGCTAAATATGGTAGAGGAATTGGAATTTCTGGAATGTCTTATGCTATTCCAGTAAGAGGCTATGACAATGATCTTTTAACTATGGAAAGTATCTCACAATATATTGATAGATTCGTAAAATTCACTAAAGAATATAGTAACATTAAGTTTTTTGTTACTCGTATTGGTTGTGGTAAATTTGAATATAGTGAATCTGTTATTGCGCCTCTTTTTAAAAATTGTGGAGATAACTGTTCTCTTCCTAATAGCTTTAAAGGTTTTCTATGAATGAAGTCTTAGCGGTAGATCCAATTCTCCAAAAATATAATAAGATTAATGAATACTTTAATGGTAAATTGCCTAATCCACACCATGAACCTATTCAATTTGCTTATTATATAAAATTGTACGATTATTATCAAAAACGAAAGGAACTAATAGAATGATATTATATACAATGGGTCATATATTAAAACAATTTTTAATAGCAATTGACCAAACGATAAATACTTTAGTATACATCCCAGGAGATGGTTGGGGATATGCTGATGAAATGATTTCCGCTAGAGTATTTCGGTGTTATTTACAAAATTTTATATCTGATACACCTATGAAACTCGTTAATACATTATTTTTTTGGGATGATGACCATTGTTATGAATGTTGGGCAATCGAATGTACCCGTAATCAATTGCCCAATAATTATTCAAATTAGGAACAAAAATATGCTAAATAAAAAATACTTTAATCTCGCTAAACAAGCTGGATTTGAAACCAATTTTAATGATAATATCCTAGTATCTAATAAGTGTGGATTTTTGTGTAAAGTATTCTGTAAAAATTCTACAGTCATTGATGATAAATTGGCTAAGTTTGTTAATTTAATTATTGATGATATCCACAATCAAGTCCATAATATTGTTAAACATAATGAAGAGAATATGTAATGTATTGGAAAATTTATTGGTTATCTATTTTTATTATGCTTAGTATTATCGCCTTTGTATTTAATAGCGTTTATACCATGGAACAATTAGAAAAACAACATCATACACATTATCATCATGAACTATAAACAATCTGGCGTAAATATCCAAAAAGGTGCAAATTTTATATTAGATAATATTACTAACATAAAATCTACTTATAATGATTGTGTTTATAAATCTAAGAATGATTTTAGTGGTCTATACGATATTTCTACTATAAACAAATCTATATTATCGGTTTCTTGTGATGGTGTGGGTTCTAAAGTTAAATTAGCGATTAAATATAACAATTTAACTGGTTTAGGACAAGATTTAGTAGCAATGTCAGTTAATGATATTATATGTAGTGGCGCAACTCCTCTATTATTTCTGGATTATTACGCTACCTATAAACTAAAAAGAAAACAATCTGATGCAATATTAAATGGTATAATTAATGCATGTAAGTATAGTAATATTGTATTATTAGGTGGCGAAACATCTGAAATGCCTAGTGTCTATAATAAGAATGAATTTGATTTAGCCGGATTTTGTGTGGGTATGAGTAATAAGCAAGATATCATTGATCCTAATAATGTAAAACCATATCAAACAATTATAGGTATTAAATCATCAGGACCACATTCTAATGGTTATTCACTTATTAATAAAATTGTAACTAAACATACACCTAAACATATTATTAATAAACTTTTAGAACCTACGCTAATATATACTAAAGAAATTGCTAAATTAAAAGCAATGACTACTTTATATGGTATTGCTCATATTACAGGTGGTGGTATTGTCGATAATTTAGTGCGTATTTTACCAGATAATATTTCAGTATTTCTTAATATGTCTAACTATAAAATTCCTAATATTTTTAAATGGATTAAATATTCTGGTAATATTAGTAAAAAAGAAATGGAAAAAGTATTTAATTTGGGTATTGGTATGATCGTTATTATTAATAGTAAAGATAAATTTGATGTTCTCGAAATGTTAGGGAATGATGGTATTGATCTAGGTTACACAATTAGTAATGCTACATAAAATAGATAAAATTTTTATAACTTACAAAGATCGCTTAACAAGAATTAATTTTGATTTTATTTCAAAATTGTTTTCTGAATTTGGAACTACTATCATTGCTGTAAATGATTCAATAGAAAAAACTACTGAACAAGAATTTTTTGAGGATTTGGTTTCTATGATTCATTCATTTTCTATGAAAATGTATTCCAAAAGAAAGAAAAAGAAATTGACTTTAGTCGCACAGGATTTAGAATTGGAGGCTTCCGTTTAATTGTGGCAATTAAGACCATTAGATTAGCCAGCTATTTCCACAATCAAGAGAAGTTTGAAAAAATTCAAGCTATTGATGCTGCGGTTAAAAAAGTTAAAAATGATATTAGTCAATTTATATTTGAACATTTTGAAAAATTATTATTTGACAAGAAAGAATTCTTAAAAAGTTATAAATTATTTAAGATTGATGAAATTTCTGCTTGGGAAACACAATCTATTTTTCAAGATATAATAAAGTTATATGAAAATCAATTTCATAAGATTAAACAAAATAATAACATTTCTATTCAAACCGCTTTCAAAATTACCCGCTATAAGCGAAACACCAAACGAAATAAAGCCGGTGATGTTAAAGAAAAGTTTTTAATTAAGAAAAGCACCAAATTATCTAAAATTATTAAATACCTAAGTTTTTGTGATTTAAGTAATGAATTTACTGATAAAGTTAATGATTTCTTAAAACCATATATTGATAAGCCGTGGTTCTCAAGAATCTTAAAATTAGCTGAAGATATTCAAACTAGGTTAATCGAAAAAGTTAAGTTAATTGAATTCCAAACAGGTACTTACCGCAAATCGACATCAGAAAATGGTAAAACTGAAGATTCTTATATTTTTAAAGACGAAACCAATACAGAATTTAAGTGGTGGTATTGTTATAAATTAGGTAAAGAAAGAATCTATTTACCATTACAGATTAATAAAAAATATCATGGTGAATTAGAATCATTAATTCGATTTAAGGCCGAATGTTACATTAAAGTCACCAAAAATAAAATTCACATCCTAACTACTAAGGATTTCGAAGGCCATAATTTCAACAATTTTACAGATATCCTGGGTATTGATGTTAATGTAAAGCACAACTTTTGTTATTTGTCGAATGATATAGAAATTGACTATGATCGAAAATGGATAGGTCAAGCTGTTAAAGAATTAAAAAAACACGATAGCAATAAAATTAAATCAGAAAAACAAAAACAAAAAATCTCTAAAGTTGCTAAAAGAAATGAATGGTATTTTAAAAAATTAATATCTGAAATTTTAGATCAAATAATATCTAATGGTTATTCTGATATAGTGATGGAAAATTTGAATTTATCTTTTGGCGCAACTTTTATAAAACATCCAGATTTTGATATCAAGTACTCCAGGTTAATAAAATTATTGCGGCTCAGTAATGTTAAGAATTGGTTTATTGAACAGGCTAATAAGCGGGGCATTAGAGTTCATTTAACTAACCCGGCTTATACTAGTCAAACTTGTCCAGCTTGTGGTTGTATTGATAGGGAAAATCGCAAAACCCAAGAACAATTTGAGTGTATCAATTGTGGTCACACCAGTAATGCGGATCATAACAGTGCCATCAATATAAAAAATAGAATTTTCTTAGATGTTCTAAGAGAACAATTACATAATGAACTTGAAGGAATCTATAGCCCAAAACGACAACGGAAGGAAACCATTAAAACTATAGTTCAGACATATTATCATTATGTATAAAAATAAGGTTTGTATTTATCATTTAGCCTTTAAACTATACTAATTTTATAATAGATTAATATATAGTTTATTAAAAATCAGATAATGGGTGCAGTAATTGTAGGGTTTCTTTTCGCTTTAACTTC